ATTAGATTAGTAAGAGATATATGAAAACCTACTACGATCTTGGAAAATTTAAGGTAATGGTAATCGATCCCTCGGATAAGAAAACGTGGTGGGGAATTTACGATTACTTAAATAGATACCATAAGGAACTAAAAGAAGAAGGGTGGAGGCTTCCAACCTCTCCTGAATTATTCTATATTAATGATCTTTATAATCTAGAAATTTTACAAATACAAAAGGGAGAATATTGGACTTCCGAGCCATATCCCCAAAATGCAGAAGATCCTAGTTATTATTTGACTTATACTTTTACCTCACCTAAATTTACGATTAGAAGATATCTACCGATAAAACCTATGGGAACTATGTCAGTAAAACTTCCTGTTATACTCGTAAAGGATATATAAATCCTTATTTATTTTACGTGTACTGAACTATATTGATAAATAGATAGATAACCTAAGAAAATATAAAAATGAGCGTAGACCCAAATTATTTAAAAATGATAGCAGACCGTTTAGATAAGATGAACGGGGGTTCTCCTGCTAGACCTGGAGAGATACAGGGAGAGTATAAACTTCCTAATATAATGGATCAAATGGGACAAACCGCAATGGCTTACCTAAATAGAAAAAAGGAAGAAGAGGCTAAAAATCTAAATAGCAGACCGGATAGTTAAGACCAAATCCAGGATATATCTTACCTTTGTATTTGTTTTCAAGAAATCTTATATCGGGAGAAAGATCCCTTAGATATAATAGAAGTTGATCTTCTCCACTATAAATTAAAACCCCATCAACACCTTGGGTATTGTATAAATCCCTTACTCTTTCTGTTATCTCCGTGTCGTCAGAAGTATCCTTAACTAATACCCATAGACTTTCACATTTATTCTTACATTCTATGAATAATTCTTCTTTTATCTCTTTAAATTCCCCGCAAATAACTCCTATCCCGTATTTTTTAAAATCGGGAACAAAAAATTGATTTATGGAATTAAATAGATTCTTCATTACCAATTTCTATTACAATTGGTTTATTCCAAGGTTTATATCTAAGAGTACAAGTAGAAGCATTAACAAATATAGGACCATTCTCATCTAGAACTTTCGTCCCGTATTCTTCGTGTATGTGACCAAATGCATGAACTTTTAGATCTTTTAATTTTAGAACTTCTTCCATTAAAGCTGGACATCCTACATTTTCTTGTCCATAAACCACTAAATCTAGAACCCCTAGAGGAGGACCGTGGGTTATAAGAACATTAGTGTCCCTAGGAATCATTTCCCATTTCTCCCTTATCTCATCCTCTTTAAGCATAAAAGCCCAATTGTAGAAAGGAGGAGTCCAAGGACTTCCCCAAAATTTTATCCCATCTATTTCTACCCCAGAATCCTGGAGGTAGTGAATTCCATCTTTTTTAATTGATTCTAAAGTGTTCTGTAAAGTAGTATTTCTGTATTCAAATCCAAAGTCATGATTACCTGCTATAAAAATTTTATTTTTATGGGGAAGTGAAGAAAACCAAAAAAGAAAATTGTCTATTTCACTTCCTACGCCTCTAGAAGAAACGTCTCCACAGTGAACTAGGACATCTCCTCCCGGAATTTCTTCTAACATTTGTCCGTGTAAGGTATGTGTATCTGATATAAAAACTACTTTCATTAACCCCAAAGCATTTCTTCAACCAAATTCCAATCTATAAATTTTCTATGAGATAAAGAAGGATCCATTTTACAAGGAGATCCTAAAGCCGCATCATCAATATACAATTGAGCATATGCTTTAGGAGAAGATGTCCACCCCTTTTGCTCGGGATTTTCCTGTATTCCATAGACTTCTATACCATTTTCTTCAAACCATTTAATAGCATCATTTAGCTCTTTACCACTTCTCATGGTCCAAATAATTAACTGATGACCTTCTTCTACTAATCTTTTAAGGACAGGAACTGATCCTATGTCTTTTCCTACCCTAGGGTAATCGTGAGTTACACACGTCCCGTCAAAATCTACTGCTATAACCATTTTATTTTAATTTTATATATTAATCCCACCATCCTCTCATCCTTTCTTTGAGAATTCTAAATAATAGATTATGAGCTTTTTCTTGATTGTACTTCGAAACATAAAAACATAAATCTTTTTTATTTAAATCGGGTTTTTCTTTTAATACTTTACGAACACTCGATTGATATTTTTTTAAAAATTCATCATACCTTTCGGATAAAACGTCAACTTCCAAAGAATGAAGGTTTTCATTATCTTCAACAGGTTCAAATCTAAATTCAGATTCCTCGTAATCTAGATATTCTGTGTTGTAATATTCCTCTTTAACTCTTTCTATAAGATTTAAAGTGATTGTCATATCTCTATTATCCTGATCCACTCCAATATGTCGATTTGCATAGATGATTTCTTTTCTTTGGAATTCTATTTTCTTTTGCAAAATTGTAAAGATATACCATTCATCCCAATCTTTATCTTTAAATAGAGTTGGCATCCATCTAAAGATATTTTTTATACCTCCAATAAAGTATCTTATTCTCCAATGAAGATTCCTCCAAATGAATGAAGAGATTGTTTTTCGATTCCAAGCAGAATCCTCAGGTACTATAAGGGGAGAATAATTTTTCATTTTTAATTTAGATATATTCCTTTACTTGTAGCGTAATAATCAAGAAAAATTCCCATTGATATTAACCTATCAAAAATTATTTCATTTTCTTCCCTTTCGAGAGATTTAATAATTAAATCTGCTAGAAACTGTAAAATCTTTACTCTTATTTTACGCATACTCTAATCTTGAGAGTATCAATAATAATATATTCTTCTGCGGGAAACCAAGAACATATGCATTCTTCTTCTATGTGTAGATGTTCTTCTTCTAGGTATAGAGTATCAATCATCACATAATCATAATCCAAGGGATGAGATTTTGGGGTTTCTATTTTCCCGTAAGCATCACAATCTGCATTCTTTTTAGTTTTGCAAGAAAATAAAGATCCCAAGATCAAAATTGTTAAAATTATTTTTTTCATATTTACCATTTATCTATATCAGTTAAATCCAGTTCCGTTTGTGCGTGTTTACTCCAAACTCTTTTAATAGTTCCTATTCCTCCTCCGCTTTCAAAAGAATATACATAATCCCCATAAGATCCATATATAGCCTTTATGTGTTCCTGCCATTCCTTTAATTTCTTAGATTCTTCTTGATCTAATGTATAGGTAATGGTGTTCTTTTTTTCCTCTTTCTCCTCTTTTCTTTTCCACCCATAATCTGAATTTTTTTCCCACATTTCATATGATTTCTGAATCCATTCTGTTGGGTTAGATTCATATGTTAGGGATTTTTCAGAATCGGTATCTTCGTGATGAACATGTGTATTTCTTAATATCCATCCGGTCCAATTTAATAGCCAATTTTCCATTTTATCTATTTATTTTTTCGTATAGGTGAAAATCGCACAAGGTCGTTATCCATCCTCCTTTTGTAGATTTTCCGGGTTCCCCGCATTTTTCACAGATTTCATAAGACTTTTTTTCTGCTTCTGTAATTCTATCAAATACCTCTTTAGACCCGTCATTAATATAAAATCTCAGTCCCCCAAATTTTTGTTTAACCTGGCAGATCTGTTTATCCCATCCCAATTGGATTAAATCTTCTATTAGAGTTTTTACTAAACCTAGCCATCCATTACCCACGCAGAAAAATCCCCTTTCTTTTATCGGTTCTCTATCCTCGTAAAATCCATTTTCTAGACCTCCTATAGATTCTAGAAATTTATTAAATTCCTCGTCCGAAAGATAATTACTATTTTTCATATTTTTATTTTCCAAATCCAACTTTTCCTGATCCTTTAATCGTAGGAGATTTCTTAAGACCTTCTAAATTTTCTATAGTCTCTTCGAAGGGTCTACCCATTATAACAACAGATATAACAACTTCTTTTAAATGAGAAAGAGACATTCCTTCGGTTCTTCTTACCCATTCCTCTACATCTATTTTAGAAAGATCCTCTTCATTTAATTTATTTTCGATGAAACACCTTCTTATCTCTGGATTAGGAAGCTCTACCTTATATCTTCTATCGAATCTAGAAGGACGGTTTGTTATTCTCTCCTGTAGTTTTTCTGGATAGTTAGTCGTTGCAATATAAACAACATTTTCTATTTGTTTTACCCCGTCTAGAATATTTAGAAGTCTACTTACTGAATAGCTGTGTTCTCCTGCTATCGAATCTATATCTTCCAATATAACTATTACTGGACGATCGGGCTCAATCTCTCTGAAAGAAGGGATAAAATCGGAAAATCTTTCCACGTCATCCTCGTCTTTAATGTTAATTACTATTCCTCCTTTCTCTATTATATTTTTAGATACCATTTGAATTATACCGGATTTTCCGCATCCAGGTTCCCCAAACATTAGTATTCCCCTTTTGTGTATGAATTTATATTTTTCGTACTGATCCCTCATACTCCAGAAATTATCTATATCTTTAAGGATATCTATGATTTCGTCAGAAGGAAGAGGGTAAAGTTCGTCAGTCTTAAAAGGCTGTTTTTTTAAAGTAATAGCAGAAAGTTTTGAATTATATGCTATCTCATAAACCCCGGGAGGAACTCCATCTATAGTATGGTAGGAAGGAAGAAATTCATCATTCTCCAATACAGCCCAGCAAGAATATTTTTTCCCTTTCTTGATATTTTTAGATCCCGTTTCCGAAATATGAATTCCCTCTGGATATCCATCTTCTGTTCTTTCTACCTCCTCAATTTCTTCGGATTCTTTTATTCTTTTCTCTATCATTTTCCTAAGCATTCTTCTTTCCATCTGTTTTTATTATTTTTAGATGATTATATGAATTAAGTTTCTCCGTAATAAAAATAACCGCCAAACAAATGACGGCTATTTTTAATTACTTGAATTTTGATTTTATTTTATGTTTAACAGGGTTCCAGATCCTCCTCCTGCAATAGTTGTTGGTAATTTTCCATCCCAAGTAGACCATTTAACGTATTCTATGTAGATAGGGGTTAATTCTTTTTGTTTAATCTTCATGGATAGAGATTGAGCATTAGCATCGATTATAGCTTTAGCAGAATCCCCTTTAGCGATAGCAATCTTTTCTTGTGCTTCTGCTTCTGCCACTGCTTTTCTCTGCATAGCTGCTTGTGCTTCCTGTACTGCTTTAGTTTTTCCTTCTATAGCTGCTTGCAGTGATTGAGGAGGTGTAATGTTAGTTCTTAGCTGACTAACTGTGAACCATTTAGAAACTCTCTTGTTACATTCAGCGATAATAGCGGATTCAAATTCTTCTCTTTTGTTAAAAATATCGTCTACATTCCATCTATTAGCAACGTCATTTACTGAACTTACTATAGCATTCTTTAGCCACCCTTTTTCTATCTCTTTTATATCTAGACGAAGATTGGTAAACATTTCTCCGATAGCATCTTCTCTAAGAGAATAATTGAAAGAAGGCTTAATCGTAGCTGCAAATCCCCCTTTAGTTATCACAGTCTGAGCATCGTATTCTATATGCTGTTGGAATAAAGGAAATTCTTTAACCTGCTCCGTCCAAGAATTGTAAAAAACCCAGCCAGTTTGGTATTGATATGAGCTAACCCCTCTTTCGGATCCTGTTAGATTAACTTTTAGCCCCTTGTGTCCTGCATCAATTCTTTCCAGAGAGAAAGGCTGAATTGCGGTTAAAAGAAGTAGACCTATTAGAACAAATATACCTTTAATAATACCCGATTTATTGTCATTTTTAATGGACCGTAAAATCATAAAAGTACCTGTTGTTAAAGAAACGATTAGAAGAAAAATTGTAATTACTGACATTTTATTTTATTTTAATTATACTTATTGTCTCGTTTATTAAATAGATTAAGAGTCCAATCACCCCAACGATACATAAAAGTTGAATGAACCCGTTTACTGGTCTGCTTATAGCATACTCACCACACATCGATGCGATTACAATGAATCCCAGCCACATCAAAGAAATTTTAAAATACTTCATAAATTATTTTCATTTTTAATTATTTTTACAAATATAAGAATTTTTACGTAGAAAAAAAATTATAAAAATTAAGATATATAAAATATGGGATTAAAAAAATTTATGGATTTTCTAGAATCTTCTTATACGATCAAAGAAAATGAATCCAATCCGGATCTTTTACCTGAAAAAGTTAAAAGTAGATTAACCGAAGACGGAAAAGGAAATTATGTATTTCACCATTATTCTTACGAGAGAAGAGATAGTATAAAACCTACCGATGGTACAGGAAGCCGTATAGTTTCTAGGGATGAATCCCCAGCACTAAGTAGCGTAGGAGGAGTTGCTCAATATTACACTATGGAAAACCAAGTTGAGAGTGGGGTAGGACCGATATTACATACTGTATTAGTCCCAAAAAATGAAGTTTACTACCTCCAAACGGATGCTCTAGATTTCTATGACGAGGCTAAAGAAAGGTTTAGCAAGGTTAGACCAGGACAAGCTTTCAACCCTAATTATCAGGCTGCCTGGATATCGAAATTAGCTAACGAGAATGGATTTAAAATGCTAGTAAGTGAATGGAGAGATGGAGAATTAAGAGGCCAAACTACAATTCCTCTTATCCCTGAAAAGACAAATATCGCAATGAAGACTAGAAAAGAAGATACGTTTGAAGTCGGGGATAAAGTAAACGTTTACGGAGAAGACGGAGTAGTAACAGGAATAGAAGGAGATACCCTCACTTATAAGGGGGAAAGATCTTCAGGGTCGATTAATTTTGTAAGAAGTAGAAGGCTAATCCGTAAGATTTAAAATCTCCAAAAAATTTATACGAGTCTAATATATTTCTTTTGGCTTTTACCAGTAGAAACTTCGGTATAAGACTCATTAAAGGATTTTGGATTTACCTCTAATAGATAGGATTCTTTCAAGTTAAAAAGAAATTTTCTATCTTTGTGACTCCCCTTAATTAATTTCGAAAATAACTCTTTAGTTAATTCTGAATTTATCTGCATATTTTTATCCCACCCTTTTTTTATAAAATCAGATAGAACTTGGCCTTTTACTGAAAAATCATTAGTTCCTATTTCTATAAATTCATTTTTGTCTTTATAGATAACAGAATACTGATCAAATTTTTCACCAAGTTCTATTAAATCTTCTTTTTTAATATTCGGTATAAATAAACTTTTTTCGCGAATCCATTCTCCCTCTTCTCTAAATCCTCCTTCTAATTCAATATACCCTAATCTTAATTTATCTTTTATTATTTTTTTAAGCTCGGTATATCTTTCTAGATTCTCTTTTTCCGAATAGTATTTTCTGAAAGGGGAAATTACTCCGAAAGATTTATCCCCTTCAATGTGTTGCCATATTCTAGATAAAGAACTTTCATATAGCATAGAATCTTTATCTAAAAATTCCGATAAAATTCGATTGTCTTCAAATGATTTGAAAGATTCAAATAGAGTGATATATTTCATGGCTTCAAATTTTTATCTATATATATTATCCGATTAAACGATTTTCTCTCGGATAGAAAGTTCTGATGATAAAATTTCTACTTTATCCAATTTTTCCCAAGGCATGGAATCATTCCCAAAGTGTCCTTTAGCAGATTCATTATATATAGGGGTTCTAAGATTAAAATGATTTATTATTTCAGAAGGAGTCATTGGAAAATTTTGCATTACAATTTCTACCAATCGGCTATCGTCGAATTTACCATATGTGTTTATATTCAAAGACGCTGGTTTATCTATCCCAATCATATAAGCTATCTCTACACTGCATTTGTCAGAAATCCCGGAAGCAACTACATTTTTTGCTATGTATCTTGCTAGATATGCACCGCTTCTGTCCACTTTACTAGGATCTTTTCCACTAAATGCTCCTCCTCCGACTGCACAGTATGGGCCATATTGATCTACTACTATTTTTCTTCCTGTTACCCCACAATCGGAAACCGGTCCTCCTACATTCCACGATCCTGCTGGATTTACTATAATTTTAGTATTTTCGTCCATCAGATCAAATACTTCTTTCGATAATCCTATATAGTTTTGTTTTATCGCTAAAGTTATAGCGTCTTTAACTTCATCCAAAGAAATATCTTTTTTGTGCATGGTGGATACTAATAACGTGTGTATTCTATTAGAATCTTCCCCATATTCTATTGTGGTTTGGGTTTTTATATCGGGTCCAAAAGAAATATTTAGAGAATAAACATAATCTACTAATTTTTTAGATATGTACATTCCAATTGGCATATATGTATCAGTTTCATTAGTGGCATATCCCGTCATAAATCCTTGATCCCCTGCTCCAAGATCTTCTTCACTATTCTTTAAAACTGCTGAATTTATTTCAGGACTCTGAAGACCTATAAGATTAATAAGAGTTACATTTTTATAATAGAATCCATGCTCTGGATCGATATACCCGATATCTTTTATAGTATCTTTAACTATTTTTTCGTAATCCGCTCTGAAAGTACTTGATATTTCTCCTCCTAAGACTACGCAGTTATCTTTTACCATTGTTTCCACAGCAACTTTTGCATTAGGATCATTAGCCAAATAGGCATCTAGGATAGCATCAGATATCTGATCTGCAACTTTATCGGGATGCCCGATAGAAACACTTTCTGTTGTTATTAATCTTTTCATATTTTTATTTTTATTTTTTAGCCAATATTTATTAAATTGTTCCTTTCTAAGTCAAATTTAATAATTTTTCCGTAGAAAAAAAATTAAAGAACTTTTATTATGTAACTGGGGTAGGCCTTATCTGTAATATCTCCCTCTTCATGTTTAGCTCTTGGGAGAGTCAGACCTTTATCGGTTTTAACCTTATACATTCCTTCAGGACTTAGCTCTATAATTACCCCGTATCTAGGCTGTCCTAGAAATGTTACTATGACTTTATCCCCTACTTTGAGTTTGTGCTTTATCTTTTTAGGAGGAGCATTCTTATCTATTTTAGGTTTTCTCTTAGATTCTTTTATGTAAGAGGGTTTTTTCTCCTCTTGTGCTTCTATTTGTTCTTCTCCCGGTTCTTCTATTTTAAGCTCCTTAACTCTAGGTGCTGGAGCCTTTTTAACCGGAGGAATAACCGCCTTGGATGAAATTTTTCTTGTCTCGTTTTTTCCTTTAGGATTAACTTTCTCTTTTTTAGCAGAAGATTCAATGGGAGTCTTTTTGGTCCCTTCTGTAGAAGTTTTCTTCTTCGGAATAGGCTTAACCGGATCTTCTTTTTTTATATTAGTACTCTTTCCGGGAGTAGTTTTTTTCTTAGGGGAAACAACTTTTGGTGTAGTAGATTTTTTCACCCCTGCTGGAGTTTTAACTGGCTCTTCAAAAAGAGGCTGAACTTTTTTCTTTGGCATTTAATTAATTATAAAATTCTACTTGTTCTAATGGATAAGAATTTCCTTTGTCTGAAACTATAATAATCTCAGAAGGTATAGGAACAAAGTCCTTTTTCTTCAATTTTATTGTTTCGCAAACAACAACTCGATAACAAAGTATATTATCAGTAAAACCCCCATATTTAGAATTATACCTAAATTTTTTTCCCTCGTACATTTTTCTTATTTTTTCGAAGTATTGATCTTTCATCTCGTTATTCCTAATTCTTCTAAAGTCTTCGGTTTATAATCTACGTGTTCACAGGATACACAAATATAACGGACATCGGGAACCATTTCAATTTCACCCCAATTATCCCTAGCTTTCATTACTCGTTTTTCGTGTATATGTCCGTGAATATTCTTTTTTACCCTATACGCTAATTCCGATTCGTGAACTGGACAGTGGGTTAGCCAAACTCCTTTATAGTTTATCATCCCGGCTACATTTTCCACATATTTCAAAAGCTCTGGGATATCTTTAGGTCTATCGTGGTTTCCCATGACTACAATTTTCCTTCCCGATAATCTATCTAATATGGGATAATTCTTTGTGTTCTCCATGGTAACGTCTCCTAGGATATAGGTAAGATCCCTTTTACCAACTACTGAATTCCACTGGTCTACTATGTGTTCATCGTGGTAGAATTCATCCTGAAACCCCCGATTCTTAGCCATATTAGTATGGCCCAAATGTAAATCTGCTATAAATCTTACTTTACACATTTAACTTTAAATATACATGGAATTTTAAAGTGGAACTTTAAAATTAAGAAAATTCGGTCGAGGAAGAAACCCTAAGGTCATCTACAATTCTATCCCAATATTTTTCTCCGTAGAAAATTCTTCTTCCTTTTTTCTGTTCTTCTAATTCGTATTCTTCATTAACAATTAATCCGTCCGGTTGTCCCCATTCCAAAGCCATAGAAATAAATTCTTCTACCTCTTGCTCTTCCCCGTACTCGTCGACAACTCTTCCTCCCCGTATAAATTCTAGGAGATCTTCTTTATTGGAGTAGTATTTATTATCGTGAAAATTCCAGCAGAATTTCCAACCCATGCTACGTTTACCGAGATGAATAGAAATATCTTGTGTGAAGTGATCCCAAGGAGAATACCAATCCCAGCTACCTTCTTGGGGTTTTCTAAACTTATTCTCCACGGATGCTGGATCTATATCCATTTTTTCTAATAGTGAAATAAGTTTAGATTTTCTTTCTTCTATTTCTTTTTCTGTTGGAATTCTGTAAAAATTAGTTCCCATTTTTATATTTTAATTAAAGCTTATAATATATAGATCAAACAAAGTTTCTTTTACTTGGACGAAAAAGTAAAAATCCCCCACATTTTAATGACCAATAGATTTATCCCTATGAGGTAGCTAGTACTTTTCGAAATCTTAAATCTATTAAACATCATTCCTAAATGAAATTCTTTAAATTCTTCCGACCATGGTTTCATTTCCATCTCTTCTTTATCCCAATAATTCCTAGAGATAAAAACAAATTCGAATCTTTTTATCGATATTTTTTTCTTTATCATTTTATATAAAATTCATAGTTATAGCCATATGGGTAGGAACTTCTAAAATCTGTCCGACTGAATTGTTGTACCTTACTGGCCCATCCTCTTCTGCTTCGGTTACCTCGAATGTGGAAAAATCCCTATTAAACTTTATCAATCTAGCTCTCAGAGTGGGAGATAGATTAGTAGAAACCCTCATTCCTATACATTTTTTTAGGTCCTCTACAGTTTGGACCCTTGGGGTTATTAATCTTCTCATTTTAGTCTATTATATTTTTCTAAATATTCCCATGTTGATTCTATTGAATAAAATATAGGATTACCCTCTGCATCTCTTGCACCAAATTTTTTCTCTTCTTCTCCAGAGATAGATCTAAAAATATCATCTTTAGATCTATTAAGAGTTTTATATTTGGACCAATCTTTTTCGCCAAATTCATTTTCAAAAATAAACCAGCTAACCCAATCTACTCCTTCTTCATCGTAATGGGATTTTAGAAAACATTTAAATTGGGAATCCAAGATCTCTGATATCTTATATTTTCCTTCCATGAAATCAAATCCCATAGAATAGAGATCTGAAATCATATTAAGACCTTTACGGTACTCAGTAATAGCTTCTAAGAAAATTTTATATTCCATTCTATTTAGATTTAAAATTAAGAAAAGTCTCGACCTCTTGATTCTTAGTTTCTACGATTGGACCCCATTCTCCTTTATATGTTATTCCTCTTACCGGTTTATTATCAATCCACACATATTCTTCATCTTCGGAACATCTTGGTTTATCCGTAATTAAATCATGGAATTTAAATCCATGCTTCCATAGCCAAGCAAGAGTTATTCCTTTATCTTTATATTCTCTTGCTGTAAAAAAAACCACTTTATTCCCTTCATCTACGAGTTCATTTATTTGTTCTCTAGAACCTTCATATGGAACTGCATCTTTATACAAATGACTCTCCTCGTTTTTTATATCATCGCAAACCGTTCCGTCTATATCAATTAAATAAATTCTTTTTTTCATTCTAGATATTTTAGTATTTTTTCTTTAATCCCGCATTGTTTTATCCCTTCATAAGATTTTGGGGTTAGCACAAAGTTATCAAGACCCCAGTTTTTCCAGGATTCCCCTTTACCCATATTTAAATCATCTACTGCTACCCAATGGGTAACTTCTGGATGGTCATGTAGCCATTGTTTAATCTCTATAGACCTTTCTTGTTCTAAATCCCATTCTTTAGACCATATAAAATTATTTCCATGAATAGTACATTCTTTAATTGAAGGAGTTAGTCCTATAGGGGGTTTAATCCCTCTTTTTGTGTACATTTCCTGCATTTGTTCTAAGGTTCCCCATCTTTTCCAATCAGAAGAAACTACAATTTCGCATCCAGTCTTTTCTATGATTCCATTTAGAACTTTAATTGCTTTAGGGTCAAAACTATCCATTCTTATATCCATAGGGGTTTCTGGATTTGAATCAAATCCTTTTTTCTTGTATCTTCCTCCCCATTGGGTAGAAAGACAAATTACACCATCGTGATCTAAGAACAAAATTTTCATCAGAATCTGTTTTTTCTATTTCTATTTCTTTCCTTTATGAAATTTAATCCCATTAAAGAGACAAATAAAATTCCAAAGAATAAAATAAAAATTTTTAAAATTTCCACAAATATAAGATTTTTATCGAAGAAAAAAAATTATTCCTTATTTTCTTCTATCATTTTATTAACTCTATTTTTTCCTTTTTCCCCAACTGGTATAGGATTTCCATATTCACTAATTTGAACAAATCTTATATTAGTTTTTAGAACTACCACCTGGTTTCCGGTGTAAACATCGTGAGCCCTTGCTTCCATATATAGGGTTATAGAGGTATTACCAATTCTAGAAGGGTATCCGTATATCTTAAGAAGTTGTCCTTCTTTTGCTGGTTTTTCGAAATTACATTTGTCTATAGATACAGTAACCATTCTAGGAGAATCACAAAGCTGCATTGCATACCCTGCTGCTGCAGAATCTATGAGTTTTAATAATTGTCCTCCGAATAAATTCCCATGAAATCCTAAATCGGATTTTTTAATGGGATATGTTATTAACATTTCCATTTAGTTAAGATTTAAATTGTGGATTATAACTAAAGTTCCTTCTTCTAGATCTTTTTCGCATTGGGTTATACAAATCTGATCATTTTTCAGATAAACTATAACTTTCTTAACAGATTCGTCCATTTCGAAAAAAGTATCATCGTCTAGATTTACTACGATACCTTCTCCTTCTTCTAATAATCCAGACAAAGCTCTTCCGAATATGATCGATGTGTTTTCCCAGTCTTTTGGGAATTCTCTCTTTTTCATTTTTCTAAATGTTTATCCCATTTACCCCTACTATCTAATCTAAATGCTCCTATGAAATTCATTTTCCAATGAGAAGGTTCTATTAGAGAAAGAAAAAAAGATCCATTGTCCCTTTGGTAAAGGTAGTAGTCATACCCAATAACAGGTTCGAAAGAAAAATCAGATCTATAAACTAAATCATTCCATTCAAATTCACTTACCAAATTTTCATATTCTTTTTTAAGTTCTTCGAACTTGGAGATAAATCCTCTATTAACTTTTTCTACTGAGGATCTTTTCCATCCCGCAACATCGTCAGGTTTTATTGAAGGCGCTCCAATATTTGTTCCGTAAGGAATTAAACCCGGGGAATCTGCTACATTATCTGGTTTTTCTTTTTCCATCTTATTTACATTCTTCGTATGTTCTTTCAAATATTGACTTCTCTACAAGCCATCTTTCACCGTCAACCCCTACGCATATGTAGTGATTACCAAATTCACCCATGTGATGTTGATTTTCTAAAGTTTTAATGAACGGAGAAGGAATCGATTTAATTCCGTATCTTGCATCTTCCATTGCTCCGAGTAATCCTTCTGGATGAATAAATCCATCTTCATCTCCTTGTTCAAATATCTTTGCTTGGACTGTTGCTGTTTTTCTGTAAGTTTTCATCTTATTTACTTTCTACTTTATAATAAAAATAATCTCTATTTGGTTCTTCATCGGATTCCCCTAGAAGTTTACAAATTAATTTTGCATACGATTCAGATAGACTAAAAGCCATTATGGTTTCTCTCTTTTCTCCTGTATCGGGATCCGTGTATCTGGAAACTATATTCCAATGTGTATTTATTTTCATATTTAAAACCATCCTCTATGAGATTTTTTCATTGCCTCTATTCTCTCTCTATAAAGAAATCCTAAAAAGGAGAAAATTGATTTTATTTTTTTCATCTTATTCTATTTAAAACTTCTCTTAGGAAATAAAATCTCCATTTGTGTAAAATTTTTCTTATCATCTATTTAATCCCGAATAATTTTTTCCAGAAAGGTCTCTTAGAATCATTAACTCTTATAATATCAAATAATCCTTCGCATCCTTCGGTATTGAAGATGGCTTGTCGATATTCTAGAATTATCTTTTTATTTCCGTCAGTATCCATAAATTCCTCCGTTGATTTATCTCCGATAACAAAATAAACCCCTGGATCACTCTCTGAAGTTCTTCTTCCAATTAGAATTCTATCTTCAGTAAAAGAAGCATTTCTATCTATAAAAACCTGAATCCGATCTCGTATAGTTCCTATGAAATCTATATTAGCCGGATATTCCGAAATCTCTCCCGTTGTTTTATATGCAAAACTAGGGGATTCCGTGATATAGGTAGAATATTTAGGAGGACAGATTATAAAATCCCCATTTCCCCTTCTTGATCTAACACCTATGTGATTGGATTTTGCTAATATTTTTTTTATCAAATCATCACTGGAATCAAAATGAAAAGAAAATTGGGATTCTGAAATAAATCTAAGTAAAAAACTATTCCATCTAGATTTTTTTAGGTCTTTATCCCTTGTTATTTCTCCTAGGGAGATGTATTTAGAAAGAAGAAATCTTTGATTTCCCACTATAGCCTCATTTTCTAAAGAATCTAAAGCCATTTGATTTATATCGATCCCGTGAAAAAAATTTAGATCCGATATTAATTCCTTTCTCATCGTGGAAGAAACTCTATAGCTCTCTAACTGATAGAACTTTTCTTTTGTCGATAATTCTAGTGTTCCGTATCCGTCTTTATCCTCTCCTTGAACCGTATCTAAATAAGGTAAAATCCCAGCAGGATTTGTGTTCTCTTTTCGGCAAGCCGTATTTAAAAAACTCATAATTTTATTTACTTTTTATATTGTTAAAATCCCTTTTAGTTTCTGGTTTCGAAAAGATTTACTTTTAAAAGCTCGGATGTGCTTTCTATAATCTCTATATAAGTCAATTCATTTTCTAGATTATCTAAAGTCATACAAACTTTAGTAAATCCTTCTTCTTTTTCACTTTCTATTTTCTCTATCCATGAATCCCAGTTTTCTTTAATTAGGTTTACAAATCCTTCTGGACTTCCTCTTTGGACATACCTCTCCATAAATTCAGATTTCCTGGATTTGTCTGGGTAAATTAGATAGTATTCTATCCCATTCTCTTTAAGGGAATTCCTAACTTCTTCGTGAGAGGATACGAAAATATATTTCCATTTTCCCATATTTTCTTTTATGTGATTGATATAGTTATTAGGAAATTCTGGATTTCTCTCCTTGGTATTATTTCCATTTTCATCCTTGACCCAACTGAAATGACTTGAATCACTATCTATAGAAATTCCTTTATTTCTTTCGTGGAAATAAGTTTTTCCTACCCCAGGAAATGCTGATATAATTTTTGTTTTCATATTTTTAATTTAATTTGTTACGTATGTTAATCCCCATTTTGATGCTACCTCTTTGAATCTAGAAGCCACGAAATCGTTAATAGATTCGAATTTTCCTGATCCTTCTGCAAATTCCCACCAAGACTCTTTGATTTCAGAAAGATGTCCGATTTCATCACAGAAAACTTTACCGTAACCTTTATTAGCTTCTGTTAGATTCAATAACATTCTTGAATAATTTCTAATATCTACCGAGGAACTCATATCCAATTTAGAAGTCTCGCATACAATAATTTTCCTTTTTTCAGAGGTTTTTAGACAGTGTACCATATTTTATTTTTAAAATTTAATTTGAAAGAGGCATTTTTATTGCTGGGTGTGATTGGTAATTTTCTAAACTTATATGTCCGTGATTTAAACCCATTAAACAATCCATAATAACTTCTGTTGAATTATTAACATCACCCTGTGTTGAGTACCAATCTTCTAATTTAAGTTGTGGTAATGGATACGGTTCTCTTGTTAATTGTTCTTTAACCCCATCAATTTGATTTACATAAATGTGGGCATCGCCGAGATTTGCAATTAGTTCATCAGGAAACATGTTAACTTCTTTTGCTAATATCTCTAAAAGTA